CTTATTCTGCGGTCTTGAGACCATACCAGGCCGTCTACGCTGTAAGATGTAGTTATTGTTGGATTGTCATCATTATTTGACTGCTGCCCATTTCGGCCAGTTACTGCAACAAGCTCAAGCTCATTAACGATAGCGCCGTTGCCAGCGTTATATATAAAGCCTGTACTAAACTCCCAGGGAATAATCTTATTGTTCTGCGTCGCAATGCTGTCATCAAGCTCGCATGCGGCTCCTGTAAGGTGATCGCAAACTACCCACTGGTTACTGTCATACCAAATATCACGGTAGTTGTACTTACCAACACTAGATTCAGACGATGACATAATGTGCCATACGTAACCACCACCTACAGCTGCCCCTACACTTGCGTCAAACACTAATGTTTGGTCAGGTAGATGCACTAAAAGCTCGTCAAGGCTGTTACCTTTTTTAACCTCAAATCGTACTTTTGAAAGTTGATCTGCAGTGTAATTCTTAAGCATCTTGTCAATAGTTTGGGTGCTAATTTTTTTTGATGTACCGTTAATTCCAATGTAGATAGAGGGTGATTCATTTCTGTAGTTACCCAAAAATGCAATACTGTCCATATACACGCAGCAGGCATCTCGACCAACTGCGCCACGCATTATCTGACCGCCCTCAACTCGTCTAAACGGAAAACCGTTGCCGCCTACGTTCTGAAACACCTCTATAGTGTTTTTGTTTACAACATAGACTTCGTTGCGAATCTTAAGTAAAGCAACCACCTCATCCGGGTCAATTTCAGAGCTGCCATACTTAAATGGGCTGTAGCTTGTAGGGTCATCTATGTCGCTTACTACAATAAACTCACCATCGGTAGTCATGTAATAGCCGTCAATAAATATGGCGTCTTTTACTATGCCTAGATCTGGATCTGTTATCTCGACAAAAACCTGCCCAGTGTCACCTACCTGCCCTTCCTTGTAGTTATACAAGTAAAGCTTATTGTTAGACGCAATAGAAATATTGTCAAAACCGTAATCTAATCTCGCTGGTCTCTCTGGGTCGTTAAGGTCTTGCTCAATAACAATAGGCTGGCCGCTGCTATCTTTCAGGGCTGTAATTTGATTGCCGTGATATCTGTATAAGCGATTACCTACAACACGTATAACGCCATCGAGCGCATACCCGGTAGGTCTAATGACACCGCGTGAGATCTCACCAAATCCTGGCCCAGTGTGTCGAACACCGTCGGTAGGCCTTAGATTACCTCCCTGACCGCTAACCTCGTTAATTTGTGGAACCAGGCGCATGTTTACAGGCAAAGCTGCTAACAAGTCGGGGCTGCTTGCTGTGTATATTCCCTGGGCAATGTTTATCTGCATATTCTTAGCTCATCTTATTAGCGGTCAGAAAAACTCTAGTTTCTGCTAGTGTTGTTACAGATCCAATTTGCCTTATCCTTACACGGAAGTCTGAACTAAACGATCCGGGAGTTGTTCGCTCTATATACCAGGCTAATGCACCAGGATTAGGAACAGCTACCCAAGATCCTGTAGCTGTACCACTTAAAGCTCTGCCATTGACATCATCGGCCTGAACTTCGTAGTCGCTTGGCACACCTGCACCAAGCCACCACATAAAAGCATCTTCGACTCCGTTTTGCGCATTGCGGAAAAAACCACGCCCTGCCAAAGACGGTGTTGGCATATTGCTCAGCTCAAATGTAGCTCGTACAGTGCTTAAACCTGATCTTGTGGTAAAAAACACATCGCCTTGCTCGTCAGATGGCAAAAATGCTGCGTAACCTGCCAATACCGCCTGATCCTGGCTGCCCCATAGCTTGGAGCCGCCCGGAAACATTATGCAAACCCTTTAAGAAGATTACCGTACCAAGCACCATTTACAAAAGTCGCCTGAAGTACATCAGCAGCGTTAGCTGCAGTAGATAATACCGGCGTTACACCGCCAGGCCATTTAAAGTCAGCTGGCCATACAATAGTTCTGCTGCCAGTACCATCCTGGAGGAATCTAATAAGCAGTGATTGACCAAAATTTTCGTTGTTCACGTTAAATGTAGTGATATTCTCAGTCAAAGTAATCATCCACTGGTTAGATGAGTTCATATCCAGTGTAGCGGTTCCACTGCTTGAAGTAACGGTATTCATATCCATGTAGCTAGAACCTTGGAACCCCACTTTTCCCCTGAATGTTGGGCTTGTATTAAACACTAGCTCTGACTGCCGCTGACCTGTTTTTGTCGTCATGCCGTCCCACAGCGCTGTGCTTGTCGGGGAAGCCATCCAGCTTTTAATGTTAGTTGTAGGGCCGTTTAGATTAGTTAGCGTGTAACCAGTGCAGGCTGCTAAATTTCCGCTTGTTACTGTACCTAAGTTAGGCGAGGATAAAGTCGGGCTTGATGAAAATACTAAATTACCTGAGCCGGTCTCGTTAGTAACAGCGGCAGCAAGCTGTGCTGATGTTGCAGCAAAGGTGTTGTCGCTTAGGTCAATTGTTTTGTTGGTTAAAGTTTGTGCAGCAGTAGTGGTAACAATGTCAGCGCCAGAAATCTGTGGGTTGTTGACAATTGTGTACCAGGTGCTCTGCAGCTTGTTAAACCGGATAGTAAAAGTAGACGTAGCGCTAAAGCCAGACGGAACACCTACTGTGGTGCCACCATTGGCATTTGTTGTCAGGGCAGTGATTGTCTGAGTAGAAACAAAAATAATTTCTTGTCCGTCAAAACAGTCAGCGACAGGCGGAAGCACAATTGTTCCAGTCGCTAAAGTACCTGCTGGATTTAAGATAACCTGTAGGTTATTGCTTGCGTTTGTTAGCTGCAGCGTAAAGCCACTGATTGGCGCATTGATTATTACGTCATAGTTTGGATCTGCAAAGTTATCTTTGACATACTGTAATACAGTTGAGAGTGACGCCTTTCGAGCATCGCCCTGGCCGCTAGAATACACTGGGACCTGATCGGAGCCAGCGACAGCATTGACTGAAGATAATTGATTAATAGTGGGCATAAGTAATTCCTTAATTAAAATCTAATTCGCCATCATCTCCAGCTAGTAAAGGATCAGACGGCGGATTGATATATGGCCGATCTGTGTCCTTCTTACCTGCACCTCGCGGTAAGGTTCCAGGGAGCTGTTGTTCTGAGGGTTTTGCAAAACGCTCTAAGAGTGCTCTGTAGCCACTCCTTGCTTGCGTCTTGGTTTCTGGCATTACTATTTTTCCGTATGACGGAGCAAGTTTGATGCCAAGATTCGTAATAATAGCTTCGTGAGCAAAGTCTGGCACCATTGTAACAGTGTCCAAATCTGAGTCAGATGGGTTATTGGTCAACGGATAGCCCAGGCGTATGCCATAACTATTCCACTGCGCAATCATAGTGTCTAATCGACGTAAAGCGCTTTGCAGCTGTTCTGGTGTCAAATCGAATACGTAGTTAGCCAGGCCAATCTCTTCTAGTGCCTGGGTGATGTATTCACGCTTAGTCCATCCCATTCTGTATCGCTCCAAGTATTAATAAAAAGAGGGGCGGCGAACCACCCCCCTTAAAACTGCTAGACCGATTAAGCTTGGCCAAACAGCATGATACCAGACATCTCTGGCTGCTTGTTAACAACACCAAACAGAGTATCGCAGCGATACTTAGTAGTCATAGTGTTGATATCATAAAACTTCTGCATAACCAGCTCGATACCCTGGTCAGTAGTTCCACGAAGCACAGATACACCAGCGTTATCAGGCATTGCATAACGACCAGCAAGAAGCTCCATAGAGTCTTTCTGCCAGAATGGGTTAGCTGCAGCAGTAGTAGTGTTAAGGAAAGTGATCGCCTTAGCAGCAGCTTTTGAAGTTACTTCACAGTTCTTATACTGCTCAGCGGCTTCGTTAGCAACCTGGTTAGAGATGATCGGAGGACTAATAACCATAGTAGTGCCGTTAGTTACAGACATCACTCGGAAAGTCTTAAGCTGGCCGGTAGGCTGCTTAGTGATGTGATGTACTGACTCAACACCAGCGATAGTGAAAGCATCGCCAGCAGCTACGTTAGTAGTAGATGAAACAGTTACTGTGTCTGTACGGTTATCTACGTTGATCTGGCCGCCAACTGAAGTGCTAGTAGCAGATGGGTTGTAGAAGTTAGTAGCAGCATCGCGTGTGTCGATAGTCAGTGAACCACCACCAGCAGCAGCAGTCAGACGGTTAGCATAGTCAAGCTTGTAAGTATCAAAGCTTGCTACCTGACCAACATATGCGCGCTCGTATGCAGAGTTAGACTTGTCACCACCGAATGAACGACCAGCAGCAGCGCCACCGTTAGCTAGGTTTCCAGCCATACCGTTGTAGTCACGGCTTGAAAGCGCCAGATAACGATCATAATCAACAACACCTTGCTCGTTCATAATTGCTTCAACTTCAGCAACATCATCAAAACCAGTAGCAGCAGCGGTGCGCTTAACTACCAGAGTACCCTGAGTAGCAGCAACATCCATAATAGCTACGTTGATGTCAGATGCCAGCTTCTGCTTAGCAGCGTCAGCCAGGCGATTTTCCTGGAGAGCGTCACGCAGTTCTTTAGCGTCAAGAGTAAAAGGTACAGACTTGCTGAAGCCAATAGTTGAAGGCACAGCCAGCTGAGTTGAATCCTTATATGATGCAGAGATATCAGTACCAGGTGCGGCATCAATAGAGCTTGCGATATAAGGCTGTGGGCGCCAGATAGTGTCGCTTGCGCGCTCCATCATGGTCTGGTCAGTGTTATAAACACCAACATTACGTGATAATACCAAAGCGTCCTGGAAACCTTCCAGAATGCTCTCAAACGCGACGCGTTCTTCTTTGTTAAATGAGTTAGCCATTTTAAATATTCCTAAATTAAATTATTTATTGGCGCGCTTCAGATTTCGCTTGTACTGCATCACTTTATCCATGTTGCCAGTCTTTGCTGCTTCTTCACGCAACCGTTCTAAGGTAGAGTCAACAGCCCCAGAGGAAGTAGTGCTAGACTTAAACTTCTTCTCAGGCTGGGCTTTCGCCTTGCGATTACTTACTTTCAATTGTGTCTCCAGTTTTGCTACCGCAAAGGCAAAGGACACAGGGTTATCAATTGCAGCCAGCTCTTTCGCCTTCTTAGGGTTTTTACCAAGTGCATAAACTAACAATGCAGGGTTTTCTGCTCCTTCAAGCAAAATTCCTTGCTGGTTGTTATTCAGCGTACTTTCAATCAAGTGCTCTGCCGATTCAAAATCACGTACTTTAAGCTCGGAGCGCTTTTTAGCGTATCCTTCTAGCTTAGACTGCCAGACCTGCTCAGCTTTCTGATACTTTTGCTGCTCTGCTGCCTGGTGCTCATCTATAGCTTT